CTTTGGCAAGCCGCTCGCGGCTGACGAACTGCCGTTTTTTCAGGAGATAGCGGGCAACCGCCAACCACCGACGAAACAAGTCCGCGAGTTCTGGTGTATCGTGGGCCGCCGGGGCGGCAAGGACAGCGTCGCCTCCTTGATCGCCACCTATCTTTCCCGCTTTGCCGATACCCAGCGGCTGCGCCTGGGCGAAGAGGGGATCACCGCCTGTCTCGCGACCGACCGCGACCAAGCCGAGATTGTCTGGAAGTATTGCCGGGGCTATTTCGAGGCGAAGCCCGAACTCTATGCCTTTCTGCGCACCCCGAAGATGACCGGCAACCGCATCCAACTCTTGAATAAAGTCGAAATCCGCATCGCCACCAACAACTACCGCGCCCCGCGCGGACGCGCGATCGTCGCGGGCATCTTGGACGAATGCGCCTTTTACCGCGACGAAGAGAGCGCCAATCCGGATATCGACACCTATAACGCGCTGCGCCCCGGTATGGCGATGATGCCCAATAGCATGATCATCGGCATCTCCAGCCCGCACCGGCAGAAGGGCTTGCTCTTCCAGAAGTTCGAAGAGCATTTTGGCCAGGATAATGACGATGTCTTGGTCATCAAGGCCCCGACGCGGTTGATGAACCCCTTGATCGACATCCTTGAACCGGGGCTCATCGATAAGGCGATGGAGGAAGACCCCGACCGCGCCGCCGCCGAATACGGGGCCGAATTCCGTAAAGACCTCGAAGACTACGTTTCACGTGAAACGGTCTATGCCTCGATCGCGCGCGGTGTCCGCGAAATCCCCTATGACGACATGCTGCGCGGGCAATATGTCGGCTTTGTCGATCCATCGGGCGGGAGCCGCGACAGCTTTACCATGGCGGTGGCGCATTGGGACCGCGACACCGATAAGGGCATCTTGGATTACGTCCGTGAAGTTCGCCCGCCATTTGCGCCATCGGAAGTGGCAGCGAGCTTTGCCCAGGATTTTGAGCGCTACCGCGTCCATAAGATCATGGGCGACCGCTACGCCGCCTTATGGCCGGTCGAGCAATTCGCGATCAATGGCGTCATCTATGAACAGTCGGAAGTGGTCAAATCCGACATGTACCGGGATTTCCTCCCGCTGCTCAATTCGCGGCGTATCCAGTTGCTCGATCAGACCCGGATGATCAACCAGCTACTGGGGCTTGAGCGGCGCACGGTACGCGGCGGCAGGGACAGTATCGACCACGTCCCCGGTGCCAATGACGACATCATCAACGCCGCTGTCGGCGCGCTCTTACAAGTGGTAGGCGACGACCGCAAGGCGGTGACGCATAAATACCTCAGAGCCTTTGGCGGCTGACGGCGCAAACGGCGCACATTCGGCGCAAACGGCATATCGGATATCGGATATCGGATATCGGATATCCACGAATTCAATCCCTTAGCACCAAACCAAGTTGGAGGATGCTTGCATTGTCCGGGCGGGCGACCAGTGACACACGGGCGACACACCGGCTCGATATCATTTCGACCGATCGTCTGCTGTGGGCGCTGGGCGGCTTTGCCGAGGCCAGGGGCGAGCGCTGCGAACCGCGCGCCTATCGCAGCAAGGGAGAAGTGTTAGAACCGTGGCAGATCAGGCAAATCCTCGCGCTGGCCGAGCGCGGCAAGCGCGAACACGCAGGCCTTGTCAAAGCCTTCGTGGAGCGCGAAGGGCTCTCTTACAACAGCGTGACGACGATGATCTATCACGTCCGCGCCGGTCGCCCGCCGCGTAGCTGGAAACACATTCTTGCACCGTCTAACCCCAGTCAAGGATTGGAAGTCTCATGTCCGAGCAACGTCACGGCCCCATGAGCCCGCAACGCCAGGACCCCAAACAGCAACCGCACAAAGCCCCGGTCAAGGAGGGCGTCAACCCGCTGGGCTGGCACGCCGATATCGACCTCGACATCGACTGGATCTTTGAGGGCGAGAACTTGCCCGAGCGCCCCGAGCGGCCCCCGCGTCCCGAGCGCCCGCCGATCGAAGGCCAGCCGCCGGATGGCGGGACCGAGCCGCCGACCGGGAACGCGGTCCTCATCTTTGAGGATACGTTTCGCGGCGGCAAACTCGACCAAGCGAAATGGTGGACGCGCTACATCTATGGCGGGCCGGATGGTCCGGGGACGCTCGATTTTCTCAATGACGAAGTCCAGCGGTTTCGCGAATACGACAACCACCGGATGTCGGACGCGGGGATCGGGCTCAACGCCAACCGAGGCTGGGACCCGCAAGACGGTTCCGGTGTCCCCGAAATCTATCCGAGCGGGATGCTGCGCTCAAAACCGGTCTTTGATCTGGCCAATGGCGACGCCTATTACTTCGAAATCCGCGCCAAAGTACCACGCGGCAAGGGCGTCTGGCCCGCCTTCTGGCTGAATAGCGATCTGGAGAACCCCGACGACTGGAATTCCTGCTACTGGCCCCCCGAGATTGACATCATGGAGATTGTCAATAACGGCCAGGACGACACCACATCGATGCTGGGCTGCCGCTGCCAGATGAATGACTGGGACGCCAACCCGCAGGGCTACCAGATCACCAACTGGTGCGAGGGCTACAGCCCCGAAAATACCTGTTGGTACGCGCCGTTTGATTTTGCCGACGACTATCACCTCTTTGGTCTGAAGTACCAGCGCGGGAAGCTGGTTTTCTACTGCGACCGCTCGATGGTGATGGAATGCGATTACACGTGGAAGCTCAACTGGGATAGCGCGCCGCCAGCGCATATCCTTCTCAATCTCGCGATCGGCGGCAACTGGGCAGGGCGCTATGGGATCGATAACGACGCCTTCCCGCAAGCCTTGGATATCGACTATGTCCGCGTCTGGTCCGATAAGGCCCAGCAACTGAGCCAAGGCCCCTGCGGCAAGGATTACGAACTCGACGCGGCGGCGGCGCGCGCCAATGCCAGCGGTCCCGAGGCGGCGGCTACCAGCGAGGACAAGCGGACACCGCCCGGTCAGGCGCACACACCGCCCGGTCAACAAGGCCCGCGCGGTCGTCGCTAAAATTCCCCCCTTAAGGGGGGAATTCCAAAAAATGAGTGAAGCCAGGGGCGGCCCGCAACCGCGCCTAGTGCGGCGTGTTGCGCCGAGCGACGGAGTGTCGGCGCACCGCTTTATTTCCCCCAAAGGGGGAAATTAAGGATGTCGAGTTCATGCCGATCATCGATCAGTATGGCCATGAAATCGATCGGCGGACGCCGATCGAGCGCCGCGCCGAGGCCGAGCGCCAAGAACCTGTGCCCGCCAATCCGATCCGCCATGCGGCGGAGCAAAAGGTAGCCTTTGCCCAGCGCAGTCTCGACAGCTACCAGAACTTCGTCACGCATGTCGGCCACGGCACCGACAACGCCAATAGCTATGGCGGCTACGGGTTTTATCCGATCACGCGGCTGCGCATCATCCTCGACTGGGCCTTCCGCTCAAGCTGGGTGTGCCGGGTGGCCTGCGAGGCCGTGGCCGAGGACATGACGCGCGAAGGCTTTGATCTGGGCTCAGAGATTGATCCCGACGCCGCGCAAATCCTCTACGCCGCCTTTGATCAGCACTATGCGATTTGGGATAGGCTCGCAGAGACGATCACATGGTCGCGGCTCTATGGGGGGGCCGGGGCCTATGTGATGATCGACGGGCAGAACCCGGAGACGCCGCTGCGGCCTGAGACGGTTGGACCGCACCAGTTTTCGGGCATCCTCCCGCTCGACCGGTGGCTGGTCCAACCGTCGCTTAACGAACTGGTGACCGACAAGGCGGCGACGGATTTTGGCAAGCCGAAGTTCTATACTACGGTGGGCGACACGCCGCTCCCCGGCAACACCAAAATCCACCACACGCGGTTTCTCCGCTTTGATGGGGCGAAGCTCCCTTATTACCAGCGGCTCAGCGAGAATATGTGGGACATGTCGGTCTTGGAGCCGATCTGGGATCGCCTCCTCGCCTTTGACATGACCACCGCCTCGACCGCGCAACTGGTCAACCGCGCCAGCCTCCGGACGCTCGCGATCGAGAAATGGAAGGATGTTGTCGGGACCGGCGGCAAGCTCTTGGAAGCCCAATTGCAGGCCATCGAATGGCTGCGCCGGATGCAAGTCAACGAAGGGATGACGGTCATCGACGCCGCCGACCGGCTGGAATACGCGCAGTACACGTTTGCCGGTCTCGACGCGGTCTTGATCCAGATGGTCCAGCAACTGGCTGGCGCGCTGGGCATCCCCCTCGTCCGCTTCTTTGGCCAGTCCCCGGCGGGGCTCAATTCGACCGGCGAGAGCGACTGGCGCAATTACTACGACATGATCCGCGCGACGCAGCAGCGGCGGCTCTACACAAAAGTAGACTTCATCCTCGATATCGTCGCCCGCAGCCATGGCGTCAAATTGCCCAAGGGCTTTACCTGGGCCTTTAATCCGCTCTGGCAGTTGCAGGACGCGGAGAAGTCATCGATCGCCAACCAGATCACCCAAACCATCCTCACCGCCTATGAGGCGGGCGTCCTTCCCAATGCCGGGATCGTCTTAAAAGAACTCAAACAACAAGCGCAGAAGACCAACATCTGGACCAACATCACCGAGAAGGACATCGAGGAGGCCGAGAACGCGCCGCCGCAAGTACCGGGGATGCCCGGTGCCGAGGGCGCGGGGATGCCCCCCAGCCCGCCCGGTCCAATTTCCCCCGAAGGGGGAAATTCCCCACAGGGACCGACACCGACAAGTTTTCTGCCCGGTGGCGAGCCGGATGCGTCATCTGGACCGGTGGACGCAGAGGCTTTCATGGGGCCAGAAGGCGGGGGACCGGACGGCAACGTCCGGTCCTTCTTGCCCGCCCGAGGGTTTTTGCCACGCGGTCGCGATGAAAGACCGCAGCGGCGCGGCCACGGCAAACCGATCTTTCATGTCTATTACAACCGCGACAGGGATTTGCCGGGGCGGCCAATCAAGTTCTTGGGCCACGATATCGTCATCGAGCGCGAGAAGGGCGAGCCGCGCCCCGAGGGCTCCTCACAGGGCGCGGTGATGAGCGCGCCTTACGGCTATTTCCCCGGTACGCGGGCCAATGACGGGGACGCGCTCGATTGCTTCCTGGGCGACGCCGAGGAGAGCAACCGCGTCTTTGTCATCGACCAGATCAATCCCGACACAAAGGAATTCCACCAGCCCAAAGTCTTTCTCGGCTTTCGCAATGCCGACGCCGTGCTCGACTGCTTTCACAAATTCTATGCCGATGGGCGCGGCCCGCAGCGCTTTGGCGGCGGCAAGGAGTTCACGCCGAGGGATTTTGCCAAGTGGCTCGATCGCTTCCGGATCAGGGCGGCCTGATGTGGGCGACAGCCTTGCCCTCATCCTGGCGCTGGTCTTTGTCGAACTGCATGGCCCGACGGGACAGGTGTTGGAGATTAACCCCGCCGAAGTGAGTAGTCTGCGCGAACCGCTGGACGAGAGCGTGGGACGGCATCACTGGGGCCGAGGGACGCACTGTGTCGTGGTGATGGCGAATGGCGGTTTTAACGCGGTCGCGGAGGACTGCGCGACCGTGCTCAAAAAGCTGGAACAGGTCAAATAAACTTCGTCTTGGGATTTCCCCCGTAGGGGGAAATCGGAGGAGAGAGCGATGGGACCGGACAACGAACCAAAACCGATTGAAGAGCCCGCAGACGACGGCAGCGAAGAAGCCGAAGAGGACGAGGGACCGGAAGAAGAAGTTAATCCCGAGTAAATAAAACCAAGCCAAATCTTTGGGAGAGGACCGGGAGCTTTACGCGTTCATGGGACACCACGCTTAGTTGAAAGGAAGTGATGACCATGAGCGATAAACAGCAGCGCGGCACCGCCAATCCGCAGACGCGGCCCGGTCAGCCCGATCGACCGGTGCAGCCGGGGAATGTCGGTCAGCCCGGAGCACCGACCAAGGCGGGGCAACCCTCGCCGCAGCAAAAGCCGCCGATCGGCGGCCAACCGGGTTACCCCGATCCGCGTCAGGCAGCGGCGCAACCGGCGCGGCGCACACCAATGCCGCCGCAGCCCGAGGGCGGCCCCGAACCCGAGCATGAGGGCGCGGGCGAGCACGGCACCGGACGCGATCCCGCGCACACCGCAGCGATCGCGGGCCAGGACCAGCATCCGCAGCAGGGCCAGCCGCAAAAGGACGAACCGCAGCAGGGCCAGCATTCCCTGGCCGAGGAACAGGCCCGTCGTATCAAGGAAGGCGAAGCTGGTGCGGGCAGGCGCGGATGAACTCCGTATCCTTGTCGAGCGCTGGGGCCGCTCCTACCAATCACTGGTCAATCGGCGTAATTTCTTGCGGCAGGGGAAGGCGATCGATGTGCGCCACAATCCCTTGCCCCGGAAGAAGAACCCCGCCCCCGAGCGGTTTGCGCGGCCCAGTTGGTTTGACAACGAGAACTTGGAAACATTGAGCCGAGGCCGCCGATGATGCAGGATGACCGTGATCTTGGCGGCGCTTCTCCTCTCGTTGACAGCGATCCTCGTCGCACTGATCGTCATGCAGCCGGATCAGCCGCCTTCAGCGGTGAGCGTGATTTCATCGCCTGTGGTCGCGGCCCCGCAGACCACAAGCGACACGATCGAGCCCGTGGGCTTACCGCCGCCCGACGAGAAGACCCGCCTCTTTGAAGAGTTCCTCAAGACGCTCGATCAACCGGGCTCGCAGAGGAGATGACCATGGTCGAACTGATCCTCTTAGTCCTCGCCTTTGTCCTGACGCTCTTGGAAGCGTTTTACCCGTGGTTTTATCCGACCGCGACGCGCCCGCATCTGGGCTGGCTGGGTGTCGCCTTTGCGATCCTCGCCTTTGTGCTGGGCCAAGGAGGCCTCTTGCGATGAATGTCGATCTGACGCCCGAGGAGATGGCGCAACTGATCCGCTGCTGCGAAGCCAGCGACATGTCGAACAACGTCACCGTCGCCGCGCACCATAAGATCATGCGGTGCCTCAATAACTTCCGCGACATGGAAGAAGAGGCGCGGTTGACGCCGACCGGTGACGCGGTCGAGGCCAGTCAGCAGTGGCGGCAGCCGATCTAATGGCGAGGAAGAAGGGCCAATGCATCGACTGTGGCGCGGCCATCAAGCTTCAGTCAACGCGGTGTCGTCGTTGTCGGACTAATGGTCTCAAGACAGGTCGCTGTGTTGATTGTGGGGCCGTGATCGATAGGCGAGCCAAGCGCTGTAAAGAGCACGCGCGGCTTGTTCGTTTGGCCTACTGGCGGTCTTACTACCAAAACGAGATACGGCCACTGATGTGAAGAAAGCCTGATGAGAGAACTCGAGGACGACGATCCCCGCTTGATCCAGAGCGCCAACGCGCTCCTCGTCAAGCTGCAACCCTATGTCGGGCAGAATTTTGACGCGGGGCATGTAGCGACGATCTGCGAACTGGTGAAAGACCACCGGCAGGCCTTTCGCCGCGAGCACGACGCGGAATTCCCGCCGCTGGTGCCCTTTGTCCTCCCCAGCCTCAAATATATCCACTTTGTCCGCGCCGATATCACCGATGAGAATATCCGCAACCAGTTGCGCAATCTGATCGTCCAACTGTCGAGGCGGGGCGTCCTGCCGAGTGCCATGGAAATCGCCACGGCGGTGCATCAGTGCTGGCCGTGGTATCGCCCGCCGATCGAAGAATTCCGCGCTGATCCGCTCTTAAAGCAGCGCCTCCAATAAAAGCCATCGGTCTTTACCTCTTTATCGCACTTCTGGCGGCGGCGCTGGTCACCGTCATCGTCCTCTTTTGGGGAGCGGTCACGTAATGCCGACCGTCCACTTCCATTTTAGCGACGCGTTTATGCGCGCCTATTTTGCCGACTGGAACGAGAGCCAGCATAAGCGCGACAAAGGGGGCAAATTCGCTGAACAGGCAGGCGGCGGCGGGAACACAAAGACCGAGCAGAAGTCCAAGACCGCCCAGTCGAACCAGTCGAACCCGTCGGGGGCTGGGACACTGCCGCCGCCCGAGCGGCTCAAAAGCGTGGCGTTGATCTGGTCAGCCGATGACACGTCCGAGATGAATATCGGGGATTGGACCGCTATCGGGCACGCTGCACGCCACGCCGTGTCGGGCCGCGATCCCGCCGATTACGTCTGTTACGACTGTCCCGGCGATGACCAAGCGCGGCTGCGCTTTGCCACCGAAGTAATCAAGGCGGTCGAGGCCGCTCCCATTGTCGCAAAGCCGCTCTACCGGGGCATCGTCGTTGCCAGGAACAAGCTCTACAAAATCGGTGACACGTTTAGCGAGAGCCTCGCGTCGTGGACTGGTAAATCGACGCTGGCGGAGAACTTTATTGACGGCCACTATGACAACGCCCCGCCGTGGGAAAAAGACCCGCAGCGCGTGTTGCTCTCGGTCGAGGGCAGCGAGATGAAGGGGCTGCCACTGTCGGAACACCTTCCCACAAGTGCGTCCGCGCCGCTGCGCGAGGCCGATGAATATCTGACATCGGGGCAGTACCGGGTTACCGCATCCCAAAAGGTAGGCGATGTCTATCATCTCAAGGTAACGCGTGTCGGTAAGGCGACGGGAAAGGCCGAGATATGATCCGCGTCCATATCCACGATCAAAAAGGGCACCGTGTCCTCGACGCGCCGCTCTCGCCGCGACCGCAACAAGCGCCCGTGCGTCCCCAGCCGGGGATGACACATGAACAAGCGGCGCAACAGCACCAAGCCGCCGCCGAGCACCATGTCGGACTGAACTTTGGTCAGCAGAACCCGATCAGTAAGGCGCACGCCGAGGCAGCCAAGGCGCATAAGACCGCCGCAGGGCTCTTTGGCAAACCCGGTTACCAGCAGGCCGCCGCCTGGGCCAAGGCCGCCTCAAACCATGCGGGCGCGATGTCAAAAGTGCAGACGGCGGGGCAGCGCCCGCAGCAGACCGCCCCACAGCCGCCGCAGGCGGCCCCCTTATCAACGGGACCGACCGCCGCTGCCGGTGTCGGCGCGGGCGACTACGGTACGTCAGAGGGCGCGAGGAAGCGCTCTCAGGGCGTCCATCGTCCGGGCGCTCCCGGTTATACGCCGCATCCCCATAATCTCTCGCGCCAAGCGATCGAGGCGGGCAGGAACCAGCCATCGACACCGCCGCCCATCCGAGTTCCCCCGCAAGGGCCGCCGACGCATGAGGAGCGACGGCGGATGGCCGGTCGCCTCGCGCTCCTGCAACAACACAGCAACGCCTTCACCGTCAGCCAGCACGCGCCGGAAATCCGCCGCTTGCAGGCGGCGCTGCGCCAGCGGGATGCGTCGCCCGGTGCGCCCAAACCGGCGCTGCCAAAAAAGCCCGCCGCGCCCAAAGCCGATTTAGCCCCCAAGCCCAAGACGCCAAAACCGCCCCCGCCGCCCAAGCCCAAACCACCGGGGACGACATTTGGCAAGCATGTCGCCGAAGCACCGGGAGCCGCTGCGCATGTCGCGGCGGCCCCCTTTCATGGGGTCCAGCGGGCCGCCGAGGGGTTAAACCGGCTGGCCGCCTTTGGCGAACATCTGCGCGGCGACAGCGCCACCAAGGATGCCGGGACATCCTTGGGCGCGCGCCGCGCGCATTCGGCGCGGCGTCACAACCGCGCCAAGGACGAAGCCGAGGAGCGCACCGACTGGTCGAGCCACAATACGGTCGATGCGTGGTTCAAGGATTTTGACGAAAGTAAAGTTCACCGGGGCGGCAACCCCGAGAATACCGGGCAATTTTCCAAGGCGGGCGGCAGCGGGGCCAGCCCCGAAAAAAAGGGCGAGGGCAAGGCGCAGACGCCCGAGCGCCACACGCCCAATCCCAAATACAACCAAAAGGATAGTCCCGGCAAATGGCTGGCGAGCCAGTTTAAGACACCGAGCGTCGAAGAATTCCGCCAGAAGCAGTTATCGGCCAAGGATCGCGAGATGGTCGATAAGGTGCAGGCGGAAGTGGACGCGACACCGGGCACCGACACGCTCTTTAAAAAGGATGGCAAATGGTCCGAGGAGCGCCAGCAAAAGCACGAAGAAATCCTCGCCTCGATCTTTACTCCCGCCGCGATCGAGCGGGCGATGCCGCAACCGGGCCAGCAGCCGACCTTTGTCATGCTGGGCGGGCGCGGCGGCGCGGGCAAAGGCTTTTTTACTTCTAAGGATCGCGGCGGCCCGCTCGCCGGGTTTGGTGCGATCACCATCGACAGCGATGCGATCAAAGCGAAGTTACCGGGTTTTAAGCCGCGTCTGGCGGCGGCCTTTCACGAGGAGGCGAGCGATATTGTCGAGGCGGCGGTCGCCTATGCCCGCGACCGACTGCGGTGCAATCTGATCCTCGACGCGACGATGAAGACATATTCGAAGGACCGCGCCAAGGGCGGCGGGGCCTTGGAACGCGTCGAAGACTTTAAGGACGCCAAATACCGCGTCGAGGGCCACTATATGTTTTCGCCGCCGGAAGTGGCGGCGCAAAACGCGATCAAGCGGTTTCGCACCGATCAAGGCACGTATGAGGGGCGCTATGTGCCACCCAGCTATGTCCTCTCCTCGACCGAGAACGAGGACACGTTTGATAAGCTGCGCGAGCATTTTGACGATTGGTCGCTCTACGACAACAGCGATGCGGCGAATAAGACACCGCCCCGGAAGATCGCCGCGCACGGGGATTGATCGCGGGGCGAGCGCGCACCAAATAGCCAAGTATGGTGGATCATGGCTGAGACCAAAAAATACGGGCCGGAAATGTATGACGAGCCGTTGCAGCGCTCGCCGGAACAGCTTGAAGAGGCCTATGGCGGCAAGGAGGGCCTTGACGCCATGTTTCAGCGGCTGACCGCCCGGATCGAGAGCGGTAAAAAGCCCGCTGCCGAGGAGCCCGAAGGCGAGGCCGAGCCCACCGAGGATAAGTTTCTGCCGCGTCGCAAGCGCTAAATCAAAGTCCAAACCGAGCCGCTTGCCCAGCGGCCATACCACCGTCACATTACCGCCGCATCATTCTGGAAGATTGCCGTCGCCGTCTCATGGCGGCGATGGCGATGGTGGGTGGGCAGGCGGCGCGTTGCTAGGCTGTGCAAGGGCGCGACGCTGGGAGGTTATCCGGTATGCGGTCTCGCGCGAGACCGCAGAGGGTGGGAAGCACCGTCCGTGCCATCGTGCGGTGTGGGTTTGGGTGTCTTTTTTGCGCGTGATGGCACACGCGCGATCCCGAAAGCGAGGGCTTCAATGCCTACTTATGACGTGTACATCCACGGGTATTGGACAAAAGTGTCCCTGCCGGAAGTGGGCGGGGGACCGATTATTCCGCCCAGCGGCGAGAAGCCACCGGGCATCTGGGGACCACCGGGGCCGTGGCCGACCCCACCAATCCATCTTCCCCCCGGCAGCGACAAGCCACCGGGCATCTGGGGGCCGACCGATCCGCGCCCGACCCCGCCGATCTATATCCCGCCCGATTTTATCGATGAACTGCCCCCAGAGGGCGGGAGCGGCGGCGAGCCGTCGCATCCGATTGTGATCCCGCCGGGGATTTGGGGGCCAACCGATCCGCGCCCGACGCCACCGATCTATATCCCCGGTGAGCGTCCGCCCGGTGTCGTTATGCCACCGATCTATCTGCCGCCGGTCATTAGTGGTGGTCCCGGCTCACTGCCGCCTTTTGTGATGCCGCCGATCTATCTGCCCCCCGGCTCGATCGACGGGATCAAGCCCGAGCATCCGATCGTCATCCCGCCGCCGCCTCTCGGTATCTGGGGCGGTGCGCCGATCCCGGTGCCGACACCGCCGATCTATATCCCACCGGAACTCGTTCCGCCGGATGAGAACGGCAATCACCCGGCGCATCCGATCGTCATCCCACCGGGCCAACCGGGCGAACCGACGCATCCGATTGTCCTGCCCCCCGGCGAAGGTGGTGAACCACCAAAACCGGATATCAAGGCGAATTGGGATGTGGTGACCTATTGGTCACCGGCTGGCGGCTGGAATGTCGCGATCGTGCCGAGCGAGAGCCATCCCGGTGTCCCCACCCCTTCTTGACCAAGCCGTCATCGCGCCCGGTGCTGGATCGCCAGCACCGGGGGCACCGTCGCGAGCGACGGCGCAACCCCTAGCCAATGATGTCCTCGAAGGCATCCGTTACGACATGGTGCGGCAGCGCGAGACGACGCTAGGCGTCGTCCGCCGCTGGGAAAAGGGCGGGCCGATCGGCCCCCTCCCCAAGACTTAAAAAAGGCGGGGCCGCGCGGCCCCGCCCCTCTCTTCGAAATAAATCGATCGATCTTCTTCTCACGCTGTCGGCTGTGGGAGGCCACAACCATGACCATGCGCGATAGCGCGGCCTTTGCCGCGACGATGGCATCGGCGCTGACGCATCATCCGACCAGCGATATCCGCCTCACCCCGCGCCAGCGCCGCCGCGAGGCGCAGCATTTCGCCCGCGTGCAAAACGCCCAGGCGGTCTACCAAGCGCAGTTGCGCCGCGTCGCGCGACAAGTGGGCGAGATTATCAATGCCTATCCCATAGGCGATCCGGCGGCGCTGGCGGCGCTGATGTCGCTCCTCGACCAATATGCGGTGGTCCTGCGCCCGTGGGCCTATGCCGCCGCGCAGCGGATGATTGCCGAAGTTCTGCGGCGCGACGAGACCGCGTGGTTTCGCCACGCGGCGATGATCGGGGAAGAAATCCGCCGCGAGATGCTGGGGCCGGGACCGACCGGCTTGGTCATGCGCCAGTTGATCGAGGACCAAGTTCAACTGATCACGTCGATCCCCACCGATGCGGGGCGCGATGTCCAGCAGAAGAGCCGGGAATATTGGTCAGGCGGTATCCGCTACGACGAACTGCGGCAATACATCCTTGAGCGCTCGAATGTCACCTATAACCGCGCGACGCTGATCGCCCGCACCGAGACTGCCAAGACCGCAAGCACGGTGACGCAGGCGCGCGCCGAATTTATCGGTTCGACGCACTACATCTGGCGATCGGTGCAGGACGCCGATGTGCGCAAGATGCATAAGGAACTCAACGGCACGACACAGGCTTGGGCCGAGCCGCCGATCGCGGAACTCAATGGCGAGCGGCACCATCCGGGGAACTTTCCAAATTGTCGCTGCTTTGCCGAGCCCATTCTACCAGCAATCATCACGTAAGGAAGGTTCACTCCGGCGGGAGGTCGGCCACCGGCATCATGATGCGGAACAGCATCACCGCCGCGAGCGCGATCACCACCCAGCCAAACGGTATCCGCTGGTTGGCGGCGAGCAGTCCCACGCTGGTGATCGCGATCAAGAACGCAATCCACATGGATCACTCCAATCATTTGATCCGGAGGTAATTTACATGCGTAAAACTCTCTTGGCTATCGCGGCGCTGGCCGTCTTCCCCTGGTGGCTGGCGACGACGCTCTGGGCGCAAGCGCCAGCCGGTGGTTGTGCTGAAGTTCCAGGGCAGGGAATGTTGTGTTCGGCCCCCTTTACCTTTAACGGCGGGCTCGAATTGCCGCCTGCGGGCTTGGTCTCCGCGCTGCCGACATGCAACGCTGGCGCGCGCGGCCAGTTGCGTGTGGTGACCGATGCGACCGCGCCTGCCTATAACGCGACGATCGCGGGCGGTGGTGCGGTGATCACCATGGTGCTGTGCAACGGGACCAACTGGACCGCCCACTAAGCCGATGGGCTGGGAAGACGATCTGGACCGCCGCGAGGACGAACTCACCGGCTGGATCGATGATAGGCTGGCGCATTCGGTGAGCGGTGCGTGCGCCTACTGTTTTACCGGCTTTGGTGACTACCATGAGCCGCAGTGTCCGCGATTTATCCTCAAAGCCCCTTTGGTCGATCCCGCCCAAACCGCGCAGGAGGAAGGCTGATGCTGGGACTGATCCTCTTGATCATCGTGATCCTCCTGCTCGTCGGGAGCTTCCCCAGTTGGCCCTACATGGCCCCGTACAATTGGGGCTATGGCCCGACGGGGATTTTGGGGCTAATCTTGATCATCATTCTGGTCCTCTTCCTCTTTGGGCGCATCTGATGTGGGAATACCTCATTGAGAAGCCCACCAATGCCTGGGCCATCCACACCAAGGATTTTCGCGACCGCCTCAACGCCTTGGGCGAACAGGGCTGGGAACTGGTCAATGTCGATGCCTTGGGCAATCTCTATTTTAAGCGCCCGAAGAAGAACCCCGTCGTCGCATGATCCGCGTCCACGTCCATAAGGGGCCGTGGCGTCGTCGCTCCCGCGACGCGGACTGGGACGAAAGCGAGCATCCGCGTAATCGATCGGGCGAATTCACCAAAGGGAGCGGATCAAGCGCCGCCAGCGCGCCCGAGGCCGCTAAGCCCGAGGCCGCGAAACCCAAACCACACGACTATATCGGCAACCATGAGCACCGGCAGGCGCTAGTCGATCGTGTCGTCAAGGCTTTGGGCCTCTCGCCGGTTGAAGTTCGGATGAATGATATCGGCACCGATCACGCGATCGGCACATCCGGCGGGCGCACGCACATCAATCTCAACGAGAAATTCTTTACGCCCGAGGCGCTGGCGAAGTACGCCAAGGAATGGCACGGGATGGCGGTAGGCGCGGATAGGGACAATCCGAATGCGACTGCCGCCGCGATCATCCTGCATGAGATGGGCCACGTCGCGATGCGACAATTGCAGGGGCAATCGCCCGAGGGCACCAGCAAATCAAAGGCCGTCCAGGCCTATAACAAACGCTGGCAGGCGATCGAGGATTTAGCCGCCGAATATCATCAGAAGCAGAATGGCGGCGATGTCTGGCCGGTTTCAGTCTATGCCCAGGAGGATAGTGGGGAGTTTGCTGCCGAGGCCTTTGCGGCGATGATGCTGGGCAAGGTGGCGGAAGGCGGCCCCGAGGATAAGCGGGCCGAGGCGCTGGATCACGCCCGCCAATTCTGGGGGAAGATGCGCTGGGACTATGGGATCAACAATCCCCCGCCAAAGGAGAAAAAGCAGCGCGATCCGAATGCGCCCAAGCCCACCACCGCTGCCAGCGAAGCCCATAAGGAAGAGGGCAAGAGGGTTGTTAGGGCGCACGCGGATAACTTTGCTCTCGGGACCGCAGACGATTGGCAAAAGGTGCCTGACAGCCAGCGCGAAACCGTCCAGTGGTACGTCCACGGTCAGTATGGCGTGATCAATGGGGCACTGCGTGGCGAACGAAAGATCACGCCGCTCTTCCAGTCACGGATCGACCAGTTGGATGCGCTCTTTGCGAGCGAGCACGCCACGGTCAAGAAGCCGACCGATGTCTACCGCACGATGAAACTGCCGCGCGACCAGTTTAGAGAGATACAGGCGCAGTTGGACGCGGGCGAAAACCCGACCGTCGATAGTGCGGGCTATGCATCAACCACGCTGCGCCCCGATCTGGCGATCTGGAAGGGCTACGGGATCGATCCCAATCTGCGGTTCAAGTTCAATCTCCCGACCGGCGCAAAGGCGGTTAATGTCGGCCCCATTGCCGGAACGAAGGAAGACGAGGCGGAAGTGCTCCTGCCGCGCGGGGCGAAATTCCGCATTACCAAGATGACAGAACGGGCCGTCCCGCATGATCCCAACGGGATGAGGGAATGGCTGGTCGAAGCCGAACTCGTCCAGGCAAGCAGCCCCGCCCGCGCTGGTGATAGAAAAGCGATTACGCTGCGGGATTTTGGCGTGCCCAGTCGCGCCCAGGACGCGGAATGGAAAGAGGACGAGCACAAGCGCGACCAGGGCGGGCGGTTCTCCGCGACGGGGGGAGGGGGATCAACTACCCCTCCCTCTGGAACTCGGCCAAGCGAGGCGGCCACGTCCGAGCCGGATCATCCGGCGGTCAGCTATTTTGGCCCGATGCTCAAAAAGCGCGGTTTTGAGTTCAAGGAAATCAACGACTACGGCGACGCGGTCTACGAGCATCCGGACGGTTTCCGCGTGACCGCCGAGGGACCGACAGCGGCAAACAAGTTCACACCGGAATGGACGCTGCGCCTGCCTGATGGCCGGATCAAGATCGGCACCGGCAGCGATCTGTATGACGCGCTGAAGGAAGCCAACGCGCAGAACGCGCTGGAGAAGATGACGCCCGAAGAAAAGCAGGCGCATGTCAAGCAACTGGCGCTCTCACAGATCAAAAAGCTGGGTTACGATCCGGCAAAAGTGGACTTTCGCGACGATGTCGAGCATTTCGAAGTCAATGGCCGCCAGTATACCAAGGGCGGCTATGCCAGCTTTGGCGACGGCGTGATCACATTGTTTACCCACCTCGATCCCAAGCATGTCGAAGGGGTGGCCGCGCATGAGACGATGCACCAGAAGTTCAACACAGTGCTGGAAGACTACCGCGCCGAGCGGGCGCGCATCGAGAAGGACGATCGCGGCGGGCGCAACTGGATCATGAAGCCGAATGGTGAACTTCGCGACGAATACAAGGCGGACTATCCGGTCTACACCGCTTTGGAACCGGTGCTCGGTGTGCGGCCCGGTGTCGGCAACAAGCTGCGCCAGACCGATGGTGTCACTGAATACAGCCGGGATTACTGGGACGAATTTGAAAACAACGAAACCAGTCTCGAAATCGCCATCCATGAAACCCTGGCCGAGATGGCCCGCCAGGATATTCAAGGCAAGATCGAGGCCGCCCCGGTGTGGAAGGCGCTCTATCGCACGGTCAATAAAGTCTACAAGGATAGACACTGGGGCGGGACATGATCGAGCGCGTGACGATCGATGGCGAAGAGGCTAGTGCGGCCTATCTCGACGATGATTTTAACCCCGTCGATAGGGATCAGGCGACGCTGGTCAAGCTGATCTTTGACAGCGGACGCACGCTTTATCTCTACCCCCAGACCGACGACACCAAAGATGCTGTACGCCAGCGTAAACAATCGTTTTAACTCCTTGAGATAGTTAGCGAGAATGACCGAGCCTCTTCGGCTGACTTTTCGCGACACGGATTTCCTCACCATCGAGCGCCTGGGACCGATGCAATCCTTGACGCCCGAGGGCTTTCTGGTGGTGCGCGCTGTGCCGCTGGCGCGTACCGGGCCACAGCTTTATTCCGATCAAGAATTGCCCCTCGACGGCGACGCGGCAGGGCGGATCATCATCGACCGGCTGCCGGAAGAAGTCTTCCGCCCCTCGACCTTGAATAGCCTGCAAGGCAAGGCGGTGACGTTTGACCATCCCGAGGACGATGTCACCCCGGAGAATTATAAAGAACTTCTTGTCGGCACGGTGATCAATCCGCGCCAGGGCCAGAACGCCATGGATAATCTCCTCCTGGGCGATCTGATCATCTACGATCCGCAGACCATCAAGGCGATCCGCGACGGTAAAGTGCGCGAAGTCTCCGTCGGCTATAAGGCCGACTACGAAGAGACCGGTCCCGCGCGCGGGAAGCAAAAGAACATCCTCTGCAATCATCTGGCGCTGGTACAGGACGGGCGCTGTGGCCCGATCTGCCGGATTGGCGACAAGGCCTATTTCCCGCGCCACACCAAGGATTGCGGTTGCAGCGCCTGCACGCACGATGAAGCACCCAACCACAGCCTCGATTTCTCCTCTCCCGCCGGTCGCGCGGACGAGGACGACGAGGACGACGTACCGCTGCCGCTCGATACCGACCTCAGGCGGATCGCGGAAGGGGCGCAGCAAAACATCATCGAACAGATTTACGAGGAACAGGCGCGGCGCAACGAAAACCGCCCCTTTAGTGACAGTCGGCGTAAACGCACCGGTCGAACCATCCACCTACACTTTTGAAGGAGGGCTTTATCATGGCCAAAGCAGCTTGGCTCGACCGCATGATCCGCCGCGTTCGGGCGGCGGATAGTGATGACGCCGCGCTGGCGATCACCAAGGACTATATCGATCCGATGACCGGTGACGATATCGGTGGTCCCGGCGGTGAAAGCGACACGCATATTCACCTCCACATGAACGGCAAGGGAGAGCCAGATATGGGTAACGGGCAGGATCAAGCGCCCCCGGTGGGCACCGATCCGGCGAATAGCGGGGGCAACGATATCGCGCAACTGGCCGCGCGCGTCGCCGCGCTGGAAGAGATTGTCCAGCAGTTGCAGGGCGACAATGGCGGCGAAGAGGAAGTGGAACTGACCGACCCCGACACCCAGGACGCGCGCCGCTTTACCATGCGCCGGGGCCGCTCGATCGCCTCGCGCGACGAAGCGGAAATCCCGGTCCCCGAGCCCTTGGGCGAGGATATGGTGGGCGAGACCGATCTGCCGGGGCTGGAAGATTTGCAGCAGGGTTCGGAGGGGCGCACCGTCGATGCGCGCCGCCGCCGCAACCGCGTCGCCCGCACGCGCGACAGCATGGACCAAGAAGACCTTTGGTCCGATTTGGTCGCCAATGCGGAAATCATCGCGCCGGGGACGCGCATCCCGACATTTGACGCGCGCCTGCCGATGGCCTCGACCGCCGAGCGGCTCTGCAAATATCGCCGCCTCGTCATGGAGAAGGCGTTTAAGGACGCCGACACCGCAGCGGTCATCAAGGATACCGTGGGGATCGCCACCTTTGACGGGATCAAGCCCTTGGGCTGCGACAGCGTCAAGATGGCGTTTAACGCGGTCGCCAGCGCCATGGCGCAGCAGAATAATGGCCGCACCATGCGCACCAGCGCCGCGCAGCCGACGCGCGATGGCGCGTCGCGTTCCGGCCCGCCGTCGATCGCGGAGATGAACAAGAACGCCAAAGAGTTCTGGAACCAGCAGCGCACCAACGGGGCCACGCGGCACTAAGCCCAACATCTGATATCTAAGGAGAAAGGCTATGCCTGACAGCGTATTCATGTATCGGATGCCCGCTGGCATTCCGGGCGAATGCACGCGGTTTCAGACCGTGGGCACGACGATCGCCGCGCAAGTGCAAAACGCGACCACCCCCTTTACCGCTTATGGCATCGTGGGGACGATCGATACCAATGGCGCGCGCCCGATCCTCGCGACCGACACCGCGCTCCCCGCAACCCCCATCGGGATTTCGGTGCGGCCCTTCCCGGCTTCGGACAACACCGCCGCCAATCCCGGTGTTGTCGGTTTTGGCGCGGGCACGCCGATGCCCAAGGGGATCATCGATCTGATGTTCCGGGGCTACATCAACATGAAACTGAACGGGGCGGCGGCCTGCGTCAAAGGCGGCGCGGTCTACGTCTATTACGGTGTCTCGACCGGCAACCACGTGCAGGGCGGGATCGAAGCCGCCAGCGGCGCGAACCTCTGGCTCCTGCCGGGGGCCTTCTTTACCGGCCCCGCCGACGCCCAGGGCAACACCGAAATCCAGTTCAATATCTAGCCGACGCCTTACCGGTCCCCTTTCTTTCCCATTAAAGCCTCATCTTAGGAGGGGAAATTGCTACACGAACTCTCTCGCGGTGTAAGCGGCGGCTGGCCGACGCTCGACCGCGCCTATTCCTACGAAGATAAGGCGACCGGTTCGATCCGCACGGTTGATAGTGCCGGTGCCTTTCTGGTGAACGAACTCGAGCGGCTCGATCCGACGCTCCACATGCCGCTCGCGGCGGTGACGTGGTCGCGCGATGTCGATCTGCGCGAGGATGTGACGATCGCCGACGAAAGCGCTTCTTTCACGAACTCGACCGCTGCCGCGACCGGCGGCGTGGTGCCCGCAGGCATCAACTGGGGCGGGAAGGTGACGACGGCGATTGCCGGTATCTCGCTCGATATCGCCAAGACCAGTCAGCCGCTGCCGCTCTGGGAAATGGAACTAAAATATTCCATCCCCGAACTCGAGAGCGCCATCAAGGTGGGCCGTCCGATCGACAGCCAGAAATTCGAGTTCCTCAATCTGAAGCACCAGATGGATATCGACCAAGTGGTCTATATGGGCGATCCGACCACCATGGGCGCGACGTTTACCGGGATGTTCAACAATACCGCCGTCACCGCGACGACAGCGGCGACCGGCGCGGCCAGTGGCACTCGGTGGTCCACCAAGACCCCCGCCGAGATGCTGGCCGATGTCAACACGCTCCTCAATAACACCTGGGCCGCCTCCGGTTATAGCGTCATCCCCGATCGCCTCCTGATCCCGCCCGCGCAGTACGGCCTCTTGGTCAGCCAAGTGGTCTCGACGGCTGGCTCGATGTCGATCTTGAAGTTCTTGGAAGAGAACAATCTGGCGGCGCAGCGCGGCGGTACGCTCGAAATCTATCCGGTCAAATGGGCGATCGGCATGGGCTCTGGCGGCACCCCCGGTGTTCTCGGAACGGTTGACCGCGCGCTGGCGTATAGCAAAGACCCGGGCCGCATCCGCTACCCGATGACGCCGCTGCAAAAGACGCCCATCCAATATGTCGGCATCTACCACGTCACGACCTACTACTGCCGTCTCGGCCAGGACGAGTTCATCTACCCGTCCACCTTCGCCTATCTCGACGGCATCTAGTCCGCCGCTGACCGCAACGCGTCATCTTCAGTTTCTCATAGAGGAGGGCCTCATGGCTCAGTCTCGTCGTCAGGAGGAGCACGGTGGTGCGGCCTTCTATCTGCCGCAGCGCCTTGTCGTGCAGCTTGGGATCACCGAGGACGCCCCCGAGGGCGGTGTCGTCCAGATGGAACCGGGCTGGTACACCAATGAAAATCTCGATCCCCGCGTCCTCGAAAACCCGGTCGTCCGGGCGATGATGCCCAAGGACGGCCAGGAAGGCGCGCGCAACCAAGCGCAGGCCGCGATGTCAAAGCGGATGTATGAGGGGCAGGCGACCCAGGCGGACATGGATAAGCTCCTGCAAGAGCAAGCCGCCGAGCGCACCAAGGAGCAAGAGGCCGCCGCCGAGGAATGGGCGGGCCGCGCCCAGGAAGCCGCCGATCACGGGCGTCCCTTTATGGAACTGCATCCTGATCCAGCGGTGAACTTTGCGCGCTTCCTCACCGCCCCCGGCCCGCAATATGTCGCGGCGGGCGGGATGCAGTCGAAGATCGAGCCGCCGGTCAACGCGCCTGCGATCACGCCGACCACGGTGCGGCCCACGGTGCAGCGTCCCGGTCAGACGGAACACCGTCCCGACTAACCGTACCAGCGCCCGCGTCTCGCGGGCCGCTGATGGCTTAAAGGCTCTGCTGCCTTCCGGTAGGCGGCGGAAGCCTTTCGCTCATCCAGAGCCACCGGAGGCGGTTTACCGGAGGGCGTCATGCCTTTGACTGCGAAAGGCGAGGAAATCCTCGCCAATATGAAGCAGCAATACGGCCCCGAGCGGGGAGAGCGCGTCTTTTATGCGAGTGCGAATAAGGGGACGATCGAGGGCGTCCACCAGAAGGATAATTATGCCGCTCCCAAGGTTACGAGCAACTCCCAGGCGGCGGTCGCCGCCTCGACCGGCGACGCCGAGGATTATCCGACACCCGAGCGCCAGCCTGATCTGCTGGGGACGGTCTGCGAACCGGGCGGGATCGAGCCCGCCGAAGCCGAGATGACCAAGGACCAAGATTTGATGACCGGCGGCGGCTCCGCGCCCACTGCCGGGATGTCGTCCTCCTCGACCGGGATGGGCGCGTCCTCGACCGGGATGGGCGGTTCCACCAGCATGCTCGATGAGGCGGTTTCGAAGAAGGACATCAAGAGCGCGACGCCGCCGATGAATAATCTCAGTTCCCCCGGCAATCCGGGGGCAAAGACCGGCCCGCTGATCCCCTATAGCGGTATCCAGGTCGGCGACAGCCTCAAAAACCAGAATATCCGCAACCGGGCCTTCTGGGCACGGAACAAGCGATGAGCGACAAGCGCGAGGACGCGGGCGACGGCGCAGCGCTGCCGCCAATCACCGGAACCATGGATGTGCGGGAGGAGCCCGATCGCCTCCCGCTTCCCCCCCAGGCTGAAGAGGAGCCGACATCATGACCGTCACCTATGCCGCCGGGATCAAGACCAACCGGATGACGCAGAGCTTAAACGGGATCGACAATAACGCCTCGGCGGCGACATTGCAGATCGGCACGGCGGCGGGCTTTCCTTCCGGTCTCTTGGTCTCGATCACGCTCTCAAAGCCCAGTTTTACCGTGGCGGGCAATGTCATGACGATGGCCGGTGTCCCCAAATCGGGCACCGCCTCGGCCACCGGCACGGCGGCGCTGGCGCAGATTGTCGATGGCGGCGGCACGGCGCAAGTCACCGGTTTGACGGTGGGGACCACCGGCAGCGACATTAACTTGAATTCGACATCGATCACCAACGGGCAGACCGTCACCATCACCAGCGGGACGATCACGCACGGCTGATGGGCGACACTGGCGACGGGCTTCTGCCGAGAGGGGGGCGCGGCTTTGTCACCGCCGCCAGTGTCCATGGCACCATCCTAGGGAACACAGGCGGACGGTGATCGATCCGCGTTTTTCGAGAAAAGGGTTCTCCGATGGCAGAGCCGTTTACCCCGATCCTCCCCGCCCCGGCATCGGACATCTTTGTCTTTGACTTCACCCAGCAGATCGGGCCGGGAGGGCGCAGCATCACGGCAGCGAACTGGTTCATCACGGTCGATGCGTCGTCGCCCGTGGCCGATCCGACACCGCAGAGCCGTCTCCTCGCCCCGCCGACTTTTTCCACCGACAAGACATCGGCGCTCCTCGGCCAGATGATCGATGGCGTCGTCTACGATATCCGCGCCGATGTGACATTGTCGGATGCGACGATCCTCCACGACACCAGCACGCTTCTTTGTTCCAGTGTGCCGGTCAGCGATATCTATCTGACGGTAGGGCAGTTCCGCAGCAATATGCCCGCCTTTGGCGACACCGTGCGCTTCCCCGATAGTGAAGTACAATGGTGGATCAACCAAGCCTGTTCGCCGCCCAATCTCTCTTACGCACTCAATCCTTACCGCTGGGGGCAATTTTTTGATCTGGGTCTAAATTTATGGGTAGCGCACAATCTTGCGGTTGCTGACATGATGGTGCAACGCGCAGGCCCGCCCGGTGGACCGGGAAGCAGTCGCTACGGTCATGCATCGTTGGTTGGCTCCGGTATCGCGTCGAGCCGATCGGTGGGCGGTGTGTCGGTCAGTTACGATAATACCCTCGGCATCGAAGCCGATGCCGGATGGTGGGGACTGACACCATGGGGCTCGCAATTCATCTATTACCTGAGACTGGCCGGGGCCGCCCCGATCCATCTCCTGGGACCGCCGTTGCGCGCGGGCAACGCCTATTATTTTGGTCCCTATACCGGTCCCTATGTCGGTCCCTACGGCCCTTAGTATCGGAGGTAGCCCCATGATGTCACCAGCGATGCGGGCGCGGCTGGCGCGCAATATCGATTACCACGCGGCGATGGCCGAGCATCACCGCGCGGAGGACAAAAAGGAGAAAGAGGCGCATCCGACACCGCCACAGGGGCGCGGGGCTCCCAAACCGCCCGAGAGCGCCAATGAGCGGCTGGCCGCGATGCATGACGATGTGGTGAAGCAGTTGGTCGATCTGTTGAACGCCGATCCGGCGATCAACGCGGTCGAAGAAGCGCAGCGCGCGACGCGTCCGCTGCGCGATCCGGCGGCGGGGCAGCGCCCGGATGCGGGCTGGTTTATGAAGCCGACGATGCACTAACCAATGGCCCAGACGCAGCGCATCCCGCCCAACGATACGCTCCGGGTCGAGCGCGACCGGACGGACGAACTAGCCCGCACGGTCGAGATGCTGAGCCGCGTCGAGGTGCTGATCGGCATCCCCAGTGATGGCGATCAGCCGCATTACAGTCAGGATGGCGGGATCGCGGGGAGCGATAGCAAGGAACAGCGGCGGGACGACGGGGCAGGCGGTATCCGCTCCAATGCGACCCTCGGCTATATTCATGAGCACGGGGCTCCGAGCGCCAATATCCCCGCGCGCCCGTGGCTGGGACCGGGCGTCGAAGAGAGCCGCGACCGCTGGCTCAGCTATATGCGGCAGGCCGCCGAGGCGGCCTTGTCGCTCACCAATGACAGTCAAAGCGTGATGGAGCGGGGGCTGCACGCGGCGGGGATGACGGCGGTCTCCTCGACCAAGCGGCGGATTGTCGATGGTCTGCAACCGGAACTCTCGCAACGCACGATCGACCGCCGCAGGGCGCGGACACCGTCGCGGCAGGCGCAGACATCGGTCGATGTGACACCGCTGGTCGATACCGCGCAGATGCTCAATTCGATTACCTATGTGATCAAGCGGTGACGCCATGCCGTTTCACGACGTTAATGATGCGTTTGATCCGAGTTTTTGGGACAACGTCACCGTCGTCCGCCGCGTCATCGCGGTCGATCAGCATGGCCGCAACAGCGTCACCGAGACATCGATGTCCACGCGGGCTGTGGTCACCGCCGCCGGTCCCAATGATCTACAGCGTCTGCCCGAAGAGGAATATTTTAATAAGGCGATCGAAGTCTATTCGCCATTTCGCTTCCAGGGGACATCGACCGACGAATTAGGCAATGTCGTGACGCATCCCGATCACATTTACTGGCACGGATCGGTTTATGTGGTCAGAGCTTTAGACGATTACGCCGGATATGGCCGGGGCTTTGTCCATGTGATCGCGGTCTCGATCAACGCGGTCGATCCGCCGCCGCCCGCGCAGGGCGGCGATAATCCCGCCGATCCGCAAGTTAATCCCTTGAACAATACGGTCCACTGATGACATGGGCCGCCGATAGTACTGAGCCCGGTTTTCTCGGTCCCGCGCCCACCGAGAGCCTCGACCAGCTTTCCTGGGAGAATTTCCTACAGGAATGCGTCGCCGGGATCATCGGTTTGCCGGGGGAACTGGTTCGTCCCCGCTGGCAGCAAAATCCGACACCGACGCCCGATGTCTCGATCGACTGGGCGGCCTGCGGGATTACCCGCAGCGTGGCGCAATTCAGCCCCTATATGCACCATTACGCGACACCCGATCCCGGTCTCGACATCATGGGACGGACGGAACAGGTGTTTTACCGCGTCTCCTGCTATGGCCCGCACGCCGGGGACAATATCGCGATCCTCCGGGACGGGCTCTTTGTCGATCAGAACCGCAGGCTATGGCGGGAGAACTCGGTGGGCTTGGTCGAGGCCGAGCGGATCGACCACGTCCCCGAACCCTTCCGCCAGCAATGGCGCGACGCCTACCATCTGGAAATCATTCTCAATCGCCAAGTTCGCCGCCAATACAACGTGCGCAATCTGTTGCGCGCCAAGGGGACGATCACCGGCAACGATTTTGGCCAGCGCACCGTCACCGTCCCCTACGACACCGATACCGCACGCCTTGCCGAGCGGACGATCTGGGATGTCGGGCACGGGCGCACGGGCGAAACGATCTGGGATGACGGGCTGACCGTCTGGGATATGAAATAATGGCCTCACAAATCGACAGCTCCTATCCGCGCGAGGGCAACGCCTATACGCAAAACGTGCGCAACCAGTTTGAGACCGCACGCGTCGAAATTTCCGATTTGCAGGACGCGGTCGCGTCGCTGCAAACGCAGATGTCGAGCCTTATCGCGGATAACCAGCGGCTGAAGGGCCAGCAGCAGGCGGCGGCGCAACAGGTGTCGGGGAGCCCGCCCAATACGGCGTCGCAGCAATACGTCACGGCTGGGCTCAATGTCGTCCTCACCGTGCCGACCAACGCGACACGCGGTTATGTCACGGCGGAAGGCTCGCTGGGCAACACCACCAACGCCCAGAACAGCTATTTCCAGTTGGTCTGGGGCGACGGCCCGCCGCCTGCGCAAGGGACGCTGGTGACCGATACCGATGGCACGCTGGTGGGCACGGAAATCACCATTGCCGCGACCAAGGCCGGGGATAGCCGCCCGTTCTCGGTCTCCGCGCTCCTCACCAATCTGGTCGCGGGGCACAATTACTGGCTTGGCGGGGCTTACCGCTGTGACGGCGGCGCGGCGACCCTGTCGGCGATCACCGTCACCGCCTTCAATCTCATCGATCCGCTTATCTGAGGAGGCCGCGCCATGCAGGGCTTGTCTGTTTCCCGCGTTGTCAATGTCCAGGTGAACTTCACGCCGCAGGCCGCTGCGCAGCAGCGCTTTGACACGCTCCTCATCATGGGCGACACGGGCGTGGTCGATGCCGGTGAAGGCATCCGCGAATACAATACGATCGAGGATGTGGTGGGCGATTTTGGCACCACCGCACCGGAATATCTCGCGGCCAGTCTCTTTTTTGCCCAAGTGCCCAAGCCGTCGATCCTCTTTGTCGGGACGTGGGCGCG